TAATCGTATAACCCTTCTTCCCGTGAAAGTCTATCTCCCGATAAAGGAGCGACATAACGCGAGCGGCGTTCTCCCAGAAGTCCGAGAGATAGCTCTCTAGATCGATATACTCTCCCGCCGTAAATTCTTCCCAGTCCGGAATAAATCCGTACTTCTTTCCCTGAAGTTCGAACGTCTTAATATGTCGCTTCGTTTCCGGGATTCCGTTAAGATGCTCTAGCGCCGCCGCGATAAGTTCGCGCGGAGCTTCCCGCAAGTCCTCGACGCTCTCTCCGGTTACGGCTGAAAGCTTCTCGATATCGGACTTCTCCGAGAGTAATACTTGCATCTCGCGGAGCGTAATATCCTTCCACGATTTCGGGAGCTTGAGCCTCATATACTTAAAACTTGATTCGTTACGAATTTAGACTATCCGATATCGTCCGTAGTTAGGACGTAACAGCGAATGCGAAGCCGCGTAACGGAGCGCATCTATCCCGTGATTAAAGCTATCTACCGGCTCGTTAAGGATACGTCCGTTCTTGTCCTCCTTATACTTGTAGTTGCGAAGCTCTTTAAGGAGATTCACCGAGTCCGAAGTAACGAAGAGCGGACGCGATTTAAGATACTGAATCCCGGCGCGAACGCTATCCGTTCCCTTCTTCGCTGGATGTATGTTTATCCCGAATCGGTGTATCTCGTCTATACTCTTCGGCTCTGCACTATCCGCGATAACGAGCGCCTTCGAGCCGGCTAGCTCCTCCTTAATGAACTCCGCGAGCTCTCGGTTACTCATCCCTTGCCGATATAGTAGTTCCTGAACGTATAGCGCTTCGCCGTCCGTAGAGAGCTTAACTATCGCGCTCGGATCGTTCGTATAGCCGAAGTCGAGTCCGTACGCTACGAGCTTCCCTTCGAGCTTCGCGCATTCTTGGAAGTGTGTAAAGATGCGAGCTTGAGACGCTCCGCGCTCTCCCAGTCCGTAGACGCGCCAAAAGTTCGCATCCGCATTCTTGAGGCGCTCGATTTCCTTAATCGTAGCCTCGTCGAGAAAGGGATTATCGAGATAAGTAGTCTTGAAAAAGTCCGCGTCTTCGCGCGGGATTACTTCCTCGTAGATCCAGCTATATTCGTCGCTAGGATTATAATCTATAACGGCTCTCCCGGTAGTCCTTAGAAGAAGTTGCCTCCAGTCTTCGAGGCTTATTTCGTTCGCCTCATTCACGTACAGAACGTCCCGCTTTCGTCCTCGTACTTTTTGCGGCTGATCTACCGAGATAAACTCGACGAGATTTCCGAAGAGCTCGTACGTCGCTTCGCTCTTGTTGTGAAAGTTCTCGTCGTAGAGATTCTCCCGTTCGAGGATTTCGAAGAAGTCCCGGTACGCCGTCCCGCGTAGCGCTGGAAACGTCTTCCGAACGATAGTAACTACTATCCCGGCGTTTTCGTTCGCGTAGCATAGCTCTACGAGTCCCGTAAGGATAGAGTACGTCTTGCCGGAGCGCGTCCCTCCTTGGTGAACTTGGATACGCTTCGTCGATTTACAAAAGTCGTAGTAGCTCCGCGCGAGCTTCATTCTTCCTCTTTTGGCGATAACCAGCTTAACGGCTTCTTCTCGGTTATCTCGATCTCTTGCCGCTCTACGTATCCTCGACTCCTTCCGCGCGTCTTCATATAGAAGAGCGTCGCTTGCGGATTCCCTTCTTGAATGAGCTTAAAGAGCGAGCTCTCCGCGAAATCGGTTACGTACTCTGCGACATTCGATACGGCTTCCGCGTAGTCGGGATCTTCTTTCAACCAGCGATAATGCGTTTTCCTATCGATTCCGGCTTTCTCCGCCGCCGCTGAAATAATTCCGAGCGTCCCTCTAAGAGCTTCGAGCATAGCTCTCTTTCTTGTAGCATTCTGAGACATTGAGTAACTACTTTCCGCAAAGTTCGCAAACGTCGTTATCTAGCTTTAACGGCTTCGGCTCGTCTTTTTCGGGAGGCTCTGGAAAGAAAAACGGGATATTCAAATTTTCGAGAACGATAGGCTCGAACTCGTTAGCGAGAATATCGGAATCCCATTCGCCGAAGTGAGAGTTATCGAGGAGCGAGAAGTACTCGTTATCCTCTTCGCTGTACTCGGAATAGATAACCGGGACTTCCTTTAATCCCAGCTCTAGCGCGGCTCGAAATCTTTGATTCCCTGCGATTATCGTCCCGTCTGGAGTCGCTTTAATCGGGTTCAGGTTCAGGAGATGCGGCTTCGCCTTTAGGCTCTTCTTCAGCTTCTCGAACTCCTTCTTACGAATGTATCGAGGATTACGCTCGTTAGGCTTGAGCGCCGTTACTGGTACTTGCTGGATCATAGTTTACTCTTTGAATCTAGGTCTAAGGATTTCTTCCGCTAGCTCGTCGAGGCGATTCGCTTCGTTTAGTAAGGCTTTCCCTTTCTCCGGCGGAAGTCCTCGTAACACGATGCGCGTTCGTCCCTTCTTGCGGAGCTCGTTCTCGAAGAAAAACTCTTCTCTCCCGTTGTGTACGTACTCCCGGATATTTTGCGCCATCGTCCGGAGTTGTGCGGGAGTATATCCCTTCGCTCCTTCTCTCGTTTGGTAGCTCATAGCCGGCGCTTCTTAAAGTCCTCCTTTATCCGCTGGAGTTCCTCGCGGGATTCGGGATTATAACCGGAGCGAAATTCCCTCCAGTCGGAATAATAGTCCCGCTTCTCGCGCCGTTGTTCGCGCTCCATATAGAAGATAATCGCGATCGCGAGGAGTAAGGTAAATAGAAGGTTCATCGTTTGTTAGTTAGGTAGGAAATTAGAAAGAGCGATACGGCTAAGAGAGGCGCGTAGATAAGCGCCGCGATAAAGGCTATCGTAGCTCCGCTCTCTACTAGCGCTCTCTTTAGCTGGTGTATCGTCTCCGAGTTCATTTAATCGCGTTCGATGTCTATTAAATCCTCGTTCTCATTCTTTCGGAGCTTCGCTCGATAATACTTATCCCGTTGCTCCTTTAGGAACGCTTGCCATTCGTTGAACGTTTGCGGCGCTGGATACGTTGAGGATTGAATTTTTAAGCCCATCCCGGAAGATTTAGCGGAAGGATAGCGGCGGAGTACTCGCGCGGCTTGCCGTCCCAGTTAATGAAATCGGTTACGAGCATCTCCAGCCGTTGCCGTGAACGCTCGAACGAGTCCGCGTCTTGCTCGTAGATCTGTACGTTATACGGAGAGCTCGTCTCTACAGCGATCCAGCGGAACGGGAGTCCGGTTAACTCCGTATAGATAGCCGCTTGCAGGTGATAGCCTAAGTTAGCCGCCGCGCGGATAAACTCTTTCGGGCTAGCGTCCTTCGTCGTTTTCAAGTCGTAAACGAAATTCTCCGAAATCGCGTCCGCGAACGCGAGGAACGGATATCCGTACAGCTCTCCGCGAAGTTCCTTCTCGAATTGTTTACAGCTCGTAAGCGCTTGCGAGGCGAGCGGATGCGCTTTCACGATATCGGCTATTACTTGCGCTTCGGCGAGTTGCGCCGCGTCGATTACTTCGCGCGTCCCGGCTTCCTTTACGAAGAGCTCGTACTCCTCTTTCCCGGCTTTCGTCCGCTTGTTCACGGCGGGAGCTACGGCGTAGCGCTTCTCTAAGTTCTCCGGTTCGAGTACGAGGAGATGGACGAGGCTTCCGAGTTGCATAGCTGGAGAAGGCTCGTACTCCTTCTTAAGATATTCGAGATAGTGATTCGGAGACTTCTCGAACGCCTTGAGCGCTGAATAGCTTAGATAGTCCCTCTTCATAACGCGCAAGATTTAGAAGAACGGCGAGAGTTCAAAATGTCCTCTAAAACTAAAGCCGTCGCTTCCCAGCTTTCGAAAGGATACTCGCAACGGAGACCGAAGATTTCCGCAAGTTGCGTATAGTCGATCTCATCTAAAGCGCAAGAGATTAAATAGCGCTGAAGCGGAGTCGGATCGTCGAGATATGCCGCTTCGTGAAATAACGCCTCGATAGCATCTCCAGCGTCTACAATATCCCAGTTAAGAATTCCGCGCTTCTCTAGATGCTTATGATACTCCGCGCTCTTCGATTCCAAGGGTTCGAGAATCGTTTCGTACATACGGCGCTCAAGAGCGCTACAGAGATTAAGAAAG